CTTCAGGTTTAATAAGATCTGGTAGTCCTAAAGGATTGGGTCTTCCTTCTTTAATACCAACGCTCTTATCCATGTTAGCTTTAAGAACTTTATTCCATGCTTCGTTAGCATCAACTTCCATTAAGTCTAATGTTCCAATAGCAAATACACACATATCGATTAGTGCATCTACCATCTCCTCAGCATCATTNGCTTTAATAGCATCTTTAAACTCATCCACTTCTTCTTGGACGCATTCAGCTCTAAATCTAATAAACGATGATAGTGTACTTACATCCATCCCCTTTACTAGTGTGTTAATTCCATATTTGTCATGCATCTTGTGCATGTCTAGTGGCCAATTTATACTCATTATATTTTCTCCGTTATATATCTATTATACCATAGTTCTCAGTAAAAGTACACCCTTAAAAAAAGTTTTCTAAAGTGAATTCTGGTTCTGCTTTCCATCCGATCGAATCTAAAATCGGTGTTATCACACTCATATATGTCTTATCAAATTGCATATCATAATCTATATATGATTCTAACTTAAGTTGCTTTGGTAGATAATCAATGAAAGAGATTACATTCTCCTTTATTGGATTAGGCTTCTTAAGATATGTGAATTTAATCTTGTCGCCTGGNGTAATTAGATTCACACGACGTTTAAGTCTATTCTCTGTAATAAAATTGTTATGAATGAGTGCACCACGAACATGAATAGGTGTACCTTTCGAATATACAGTTTCGCTATCCTTCCATTTATCAAGCTCGTTAACACCACGAGGGAATGCTACTTGCTCTGGTGATGCTGACACGAATACTTGTTTAAAGTCTGCAATTTGTTTTTGAACACTTTCTTCGTCCTTAGTCATAATCGTCGTGAATAAACTCTTTAATTCATCACGACATATCTCAGGGGTAGAACTCTTAATAGCTTCAATACCCATAATCTTTAACTTGGGCTTAGTATATCGAACACCTTCGTTATCATGTACATTTAAGATGTAACGTTTCTTAGCTGTCCAAATACCTCGATCAGCAATAACTTCTCTACCCATGACCATTTTATTAGTGATACCACCCAACCTAGAGTATAAATCATTATAAGCGTTAACAAGGACATTCTCCAATTTACCGCCACAAACTTGATCAAGGAAGTCAACAGGGTTAGGAGGGTTAAGCTTATGTACAAGAGGACCCAGGTTGACGTAAACACTATCAGTGTCAATAGCAATAACATAATCAGTGTTTCCATTTGTCTCCATTAGTTTGTTTAAATATTCATTAAGATGTTTCTCTGCCCATTTGATCGTGGCTTGTCCAGATAATGTTACGGCAGTAGCAATACGTATATCAAAGTATCTGAACCATATATTACCCATAGCACCATACAACGAGTTTAAAAGAAGCTTGATCGCCATCTGATTATTCTTAGCAATAGCTATTCTTTTCTCAGCTTCATAAATTGCAGTCTTATTTGTCTTATCACAATTCTCTAAATCCTGTTGTGCTTTTAACATTTTTCGTTTAATTAATACACGCTCTTCGTACATCTCTTCAATAATACGAGGGAGTACACCTTGCTTAGAAGTATCGAATCGTACACCATTAGCGGCTAGTGCCGTATCAGGCCTTGAGTTCTTAACTTTATTATCTAATATAGTATCCACTGTCACTTGCAAGTCTTTACCCGCAATGATAGTTTCAGGACTCATGTTATACTGCATAATGATCGAAGGATAAAGTGAGTTCAAGTCAAACGATACAACCCAGTCATGCTTGCCGACCATAGGATCTTTAACATATCCACCCGGATAAGATTCTTTCTTATGAGATTTTGGTTGAGGAATAGCTACACCGATCATGTCTAGATCACGATAAATAATTGAATCCCAAATAGCAACAGTACCCATAACATCATTATAGTTAACGCCACCTTTGTATGCCATTGTCATTGCAAGCGTAATAAGACCTAACTTATCCTCAAGGCGATCGATCAACTCAACGTCTTTAATATTATAGTCAATAAACTTTTGATAGTTCTTTGCATATAGTATGTTAAGATCACCGAACTCTTCATANGATAACTTCTTCTCACCTAATTCAACATGACCAATATGATCTAGTTTATACGATTCTCTTGGTACATACGTAAACTTCTTATATATTTCAAGATAGTCAAGAATAGTTACACCTTTTAACTCAAAGGTTTGTCGTTCATGACCAAAGGTTTCAATCTTTCGTTCTGCAATATCACCCCAAGGCGATAACTTCTTCATTATAGTTTCACCACATACCGATGCAATTCTATTTACAAGATATGGTATATCAAAGAAACGTACATTCCAACCGGTGATGATATCTACATCTTGCATATGAATAACATATCGCATAAGCAATTCTTTCTCATCATTACATTTAGTGTATATCACTTGGTTGGTTTGCATATATGACTTCTCAACATCATATTCACCACAACCAAAGACATAATAGATATCATCAATGTTATTNTTGCATGTGATTGCNGTCACNTCTTGATCTGCTATATCAGGGTGAGGGAAGCCGTCTTCGAATTTTGTTTCAATATCGATAGAGGTTATGTTGATATGTTTAGGATCCCATTTGATCTGGCCAGGGAATTCTTGATTCAGATATTGAATAGCATAATTGGTATTACCATATATGTTAAACCGGTCTACACCAGAATATTGCTTGACAAAGTCTGAAGCTTCTTTCATTGAACTAAAGTCGATAGGTTCAATGTTACTCCCGTCAAGAGATTTCCATTTAGAAGAAGTATCTTGTGAGGTTACGTAAAGAGTAGGTTTGAAAGGGANAGCGCGTTGGACACGCTTTCCGTCTTCATAGCCGATATAGCGAATTTTATTGCCGTATCGATATGCATTAGTATATANTTTTTTNTTAATCATGTATCTATTATAACACAATTAANAGCAAATGTACACCGTTTATGTAACTATTTTTGAGGCCGGTGTCATAATAGCACCGGTAGCTTCCTTATATTTATCAGACAATTGTTTTGAAGGATTAACAACGAACATTACATCTTGTACCCGGATCGGTAAAGTTTTAAAGTCGGCATAACCCATGTACGGTAAGAATTGAATCTTGCCATCTGATGTAGGGATAATAATTAAAGGTGTTTCGATTGTAACGTGGAGCGGGTTAGTATCTATAATTGTACATAGAAGTTCTTCGCCTGTTACTAGTCTTACGATTTGAGGTTCACTCATATATTTCTCCATTGTATAGTGTGGTATACAGTATACAGCTTAATGTATACTGTATATTACATTTAACCTAGTAGTAGTTCTTTAGCCTTATTGCTAAATTCACCTAAGTTAATTGTTTGTGGTTTCTCTTCCTCTGGTACTTCATTTTCAAGACCAATTAGTAAGACACCATCTACGATATCAGCACCAACAACCTTAATGGTTTTGGCTAATGTAAATGCTCTTGTAAAGTCTCTTGTTGAAATTCCTTTATGAACATAATCAGTTATATCATCGGTAAGAAGTCTTGTACCTTTCACCGTTAATACACCCTTCTCTAAAGTCAAATCAATCTGATCTGATTGAAATCCAGCCACTGCGATTTCAATCAAGTAATGATTATCATCTTTCTTTACCACATTATATGGCGGGTATGATTGTTGTTTCTGGGGGGTTTGGATCGAATCAAATAATGAATCGAAGCCGAAGAACAAATCTTTTTGAAAGTTTGTCATGTTGTTTTCTCCTGTTAAGCGAGTTAAATTATAGCATCTCTCGTGAGATACTTCTACATTAGAGTACCCGTTAGGCATACTCCAAATTCTTTTTAAATTGCGGTGTTACTTAGTTCCTATGTTATATTTCGGACACAATTCCCACTCAGACTTTTCTTTATGAGATATAATTTTTATCTGGTTTAATGGAGCTGTATCGCCGATAGCATCAACAGTCTCTAATAAACCCCAATCTGACATTAGCGTAACGATTGTATTACGTCTACCAACATCATTTTCTGTTAAGTTAGATGGCTTACCATCTAACAAAAATAATTCTTTAAAGTGAGTTATAAAGTATCTACCTTGCTTATGCAGGATATGACAAGACTGGTATAGTTTAGAATCTTTCTTCGAAGCAACACCCATTCGAGTTAGAGTCTCTCTTATCTTTAAGAAGTCATCCGGTTGTCCTAAAACAACTTCCAACATCTGGTCTGGGCTCCAATCAACAATCTCATCATTTAGTTCCACCATGATCTATACGTTCCTTTATCGTCTTCAACTGATTATTAGTTAAAAGCGGAAGAACGTCTCTGGCCTTTTCATTTGAATACCCGTAGTATTCTTTAATAGATTTTATATCATCAGACTCAGAAGCTTTATTCCACT